CAATAAGCATTTTAACAACGTGTTTATCTAAGTGTTGTTCTGCACAAATCTTCGGGTCTTTATGTAAATAAAATATGTTCATGCGATTATTATATCACTTCTTTTTAGGTTTGTCAAGCTTTTTTATTTCATCTGGAGATAAACAAGATTTAAAAAACGAAGCTATTGAAGCTTTATTTTCTTTTTTATTATTTTGTTTTTCTAACTTATCAACCATTTTTTGCCACTCTTTGGCGTCTTTGTTCGTTACCGTCATTTCTGTTAATCACCTCTTTTCTGTTCAAAGTATGAAGTTCGATTATACTTCACACATAATTTTCTGAATACATTGTACCAGAAGTTCTTTGACCAATCGGTCGTTGAATTTGTACACGCTTTTTCAGCGTTTAATATCTTTTTCATTTCCATTATATCACCTATTGTAACATTGTTAGTTTCATTATCTCTTATCATTTAAAGGTAAATGATCCTTCTTCATTATTTTCTTATAACAAGGTTCACAAAATTGAACCGGTATCGGTCCTAATTTACCTACTAGTGTTTTTTCTTTATCGTGTGTAAATGATTTTACACATACTGAGCATTTATGTTTTGCCATTATTTCTCCTCCATTTTTCTTATTAGTTTAATCATTCTTATCACTCTCTTATCATAGTCTTCTGTGGTAGAGAATTTGTCTAGTGTTTTAATTAATCGCATAGAGTCTTTAGTTTGTTCTCTTAGAGTTCTAAAGTTCTCATATGCTGAGTGGTTGTTCAGTAAATCAACATAGTACTTAACACTATCACATTTACTAGCGAACACTTTAACGCCCCAACCAGGCCACTTCTCAACGCCCATAGGTAATAGATGAGGTGAAGATTCTTTCCACGTTCTAATACCAAATAGGTTATTTGCCTTTTTAGCAAATCTACTTGTACCCCAACCAGACTCTAACGCCGCCTGACCTATTATCATTTCATAGGGTATTCTTAAATGTTTAGGTGTAGTAAAGTTAATATAATTAATACACTTATGCATTGATCTCACAAACTGAATATCATTATTATAAACAAACTCAGGTTCTTGTAGATCCATTTCTTTAATTGTTTCTACATAATACTTATCAAGTTCAGTATTAACTTCTGCAACCGCTGTTCTGTTAGGATTAAAAGTACCCCAAGCAAAACAGATCATACCTAATACAGATAGACCAAATAGAACCTTAGTGTAAAACCAAGTTCTATCTACCCATCTTTGTAGTTGTATTTTATTAGGCAACTTTGCCTTCTTTGATAACATTTTTAATATCCTTGATTGTTTTCTTTTTATCTATGTCAAGAACATACCACTTAAATCTAACCATATGTTCGTTAGAGGGTCCTACATAATCAATCTCATGTTTTCTCTCAAAAGTTAATAAACCTTTTAGATATAAACTTACGATATCATCTAAGGTTTTCTCACTTTGTTGTTTAGGTATTGTAGGTGTCTTAAACTGACCTTTACCTTTTACTAATAGACTTAATATTTCTTTTTGTTTAGCACTTAGTTTCATAATGTATTTATCTTTCGTTTAGTTTGTGTATTGTTTTCTCAGCCTCATTTGGTTCTACTTCTACTTTTTTTTCTCTATTTACTAGAGATAAAACCACGACTAAAATCGATATGACTAAAGTCGTGGAAAGCAAGAAGAATAAAATTCCTTGTGTTAGTGTCATTAATACTTTTGCAATTCTAACATTGTCATTGGCACTCTATAAGTCATATCATTTTTTACAAGTTTAACTAAACATCTTGATTGCATAATTTTAGTAATCGTACCAAGAGTCTTTTTAGTTTTTTGTACAATATAAACTTTTGCACCGACTAGCAATTCTTCTTTGATTTTTGATTTTTTGATAAACTCAATGTTATCTTTCAAAGTGTTCAATTGAGCAACTGACATCTTTTGTAGTTTTTCATATAGTATCATAATGTATATCCTTTTGTTCGTTATTAAGTGTATATCCTATCAGAGTTTGATACAAAAGTCAAGCACTATTTACATAAAAAAACCCTTATAAATCAACGTTTATTGAAATATAAGGGTTCTTAAATGAGAACAAAACGTGAACACTAGACTGGAAAAGACGGTCTCTTTTCTTTTTTCATAAAATTATCGTCCCAATTGAACGCTTCTTTTACTAGATTCGCTGTGAATCCTTTGTACTTAGTGTTAATCTTTTTATTTACAACTGTAATCAGAAACTCAGCTTCTTCAGCACATAGTCCTTCTAACATCTGAATAAAAAGTAATTCTTTCTTAGATTGTTTTATAGTATTATCACCACCCTCTGTGAAAAGGTATAACCTCTTGGCTTCTTGACCTAGTACTGTATGTTCGGTACCTACCGGTGCGTCATTTACAGTATAAGGCACTTCGCCTTTTGGTATTGACCACTTAACATCTGGATGAAATGCACCTTTTAAAACCTGTCTTAAAGAAACCGAATCGTGATCTCTTAATACTTTTAGTTTTCTAGGTTTATCTTTTGCATTATTAACTTTCATAGCAATTTCACTCATTAAAGGTGGTACGCCTCTACCTGATTCTGATAGTGCTGCCATACCTTTTTTACTTGCTAATGCTGGGTGTGACACCTGTTGTGGTGCTTGTGCTTGTTCGTTTTGTGCTTGCGTTTGTTGTCTTACCAAGTCTGGATTTGCAATTGATCCATCTGGATTTCTTCTAATTATAACCATTTTTTTCTCCTTAACAGTTCTTTCGAAGCCTAGAATTCGTCTATGACTTCAATTAAAGTTTTAAGTTTTTTGTTTATAAAATAACCTAGAATCTTATCTCTAGTTGCTACTTCAAAATTTTCAAACTCACGATTTATCTTGTCTTCTAATTCCTTAGGAATACAATTCAAATCTATTAATGTTTTATTTCTTTCGTAATTTGCTTGTTCTTGTTCGTTAAAGGTAGGTACGATCTCATTGCACCATGCCTCTATCTTCTTTTTACTTAAAGGTGTTTGTCTTCTACCTTCAATAAAAACATTGTCGTCTGATAGTACGTTTGGTATGCCATCGCTTCTATCACCTTTTAGTATATGCTCTCTAATATATAGACTTGGATTTTCATCTTGACCTACAAACTTATTAAGCACAGGATTGTATTGTTTTATTCTTGCATTATGTAATTGTATAAAGTCTTTATCACCACTTAGTATTAGTATCTTTTCTTTTACTTTTCTCGTTAGAACAGCAATGATATCATCTGCCTCTGCTGTTTCTAATTCAACTACCTTGTAAGGTAGGAATTCTTTAATCTCGTTTTTAACTTTAGATATGATGTCGAATATCATAGTCCAATCGTGTTCAGACTTCTCTCTATTCGCCTTTCTACCTGCCTTATAGTTAGGAAATGATTTCTTTCTCCATACATTACCACTATCACAGGCGATAACCATATCACCGTATTCTTTTCTAAACTTCTTATTGTGTCCTCTTAGACTATTTAGTACCATATGACGGACTAAATCTTCACTTAACTCCATACTATCTCTACTGAGAGTAACCATCAGGTTTGAGATCATTATTTGGTTTATATCAACGATAATCATAATTTATTATAACACATTATATAGTAATTGTCAAGCCTTTGGTTTTTTAGATACAAATATTTTACCATAGTCCATATCTGTAACCTTTTTACCATCAGGTAATACACTTATCTTAGCAAGAACATCTGTTATAGATTGCATTGGGTGTTTCTTTTTAAAATCTCTTTTAATTAAACTCTTAATACTCTCTATCACAACTGCTAAATCTCTTAAAAAGGTTTCGTTCTTCATTGTGATGGCGTTCTGTTGTAGAACATGAATAAAATCTAAAGTAAACTCCTCGACTAACTGTTCAATAAATAAATCTTCTTTTATTTTAGTAGCCTGTTCTTCACTTTGTTTTGAAGCTAAATCTGTTTTAGGTTTCCTTGCCTTGTGAGCAGGAAACATTACTACATTATTCACTTTCTTTTTCGTTTCTCTAGTTCTCGGTGTATCCATCTAACTGCTTGATATGATGTAGGTGCTCTACTTATCATTCCTCTTATTTTTTTATGTACTATTGGGTTCACATCTTGTCCATCTTTATTATTATCCACAATAAGGAAGTTTCTATGACCAAATATTCTTTGTAGTTGTCCTAAGTTCTTTTGAATCTGTTTGTGACTTTGAATAACGATTGCGTCTGGTAGTTGTCTAGGTCTACTTCTATTTCTCTCTAGGGCGACTTCTAACGTTGTATTCACAAAAACCATATGAATATCATAACCTATTGTTCTTAAATTCTGTGCTTGTTGTTGTATCTTCTCAACATTCCTTGCTGTACTATCTATGATTAATCCTAAACGACCTTCAAGTGCCATCTTCATCTGCATACCTGCAATTTGTTTTGATCTTGATCTGATTAAATCCCTTCTTACAATCTCTATATCATTGTGAGTAGCAAAGTTTAATGTTATCTTTTCTTTATTCAGTTTACTTTCAAAGGCACTATCACTATCAATTACTTTCAAACCCATACCACCTAATGCACTCTTAGATACCCAAGATTTACCTGACCCAGGTCCGCCTCCTAAAAAGAAAGCCTTGAATATAGAAGGATCATAAACACCTTCTGTAATATACTGTTGAAATTTTCTCATATTACTATTTATATCTTTTCACCCTTGAAATTTACTTTACCTTTTTCCATAAAGTATTCTACTAACTGATTGTAACCACCTATGAGTTCACCATCTATAATTATTTGAGGCATAGTTCTAACTTGTTTACCTACTGCCTCATATAGTTCTTCAGGTGTATTGAAGTCTTTACCAAACATCTTTTCCTCATATGTTAGTCCAAGACCTTTTACTAAAGCCTTAGACTTAACACAAAATGTACAATTTGGTTTACTGTATATTGTAATTGTCATATTACTGAGTTTCTACGGTTACTATACCATCTGGTTTAGTTATGATAACAAGATCATCTATTGCACTTTCAGCTAATTCATCAACATTAATTGAATTGACAGCATCTTTAGCAATGTAATCAGCAAGTCTATTTGTGTCACCAACACCGATCTTCAAACCAACATATACTCTATATTCGCCTTCAGGTGTTTCGTAAACTGCTTTTTCCCAAGATTCATAACCTTGAATCATTGTATCTCTAACTATGTTTACAATTGTTTCTTCAACTTTTGATACAACTTGTTTATTACCATCTTGTCCTACTTCGGTAATATATAAGTCAGTTCTCTTGTTCATCTGACCTTGTAGTTTGTCAGCAAGTTCTGCCTTAGCGATCATCATTGCCTTCTCAATTGCTAATTGTAAATCAGGACTATTACCTTGACCTACTGAGTAGATGTAAAGATTAGCATCTTTTTCAAACACAAATCCTTTATCAACTTTAGCGTTAATGTACCATTGTGGCACTTTATCTAACGTTCTACTTTCTGTACTCGATTCTTGTTTTACTTTATAATTACTTTGAGAACAATTAGTTAAACCCAAAGCAAGTAAAGCGATCATTATAACTTTCATCATATATTTATTTACTTCCTTCATTTATTATTTCGATAGTTTTACCTACCATATTGGTCAAATCGACCTTGTCATTAAAATCACCCCAATGTACTGTAATGACAACAATACAAGCTATTATTACTAATAGTTTAGTCATTTATTGTTTACTCCAAACACCTTTTTCGTTTAAACAAACCATCCCAGGCGTCTTAAATGGATGACTTGGTCTCGCATACGGTCTACAATAAGCAGGTACCGTAATTCCTGAATAGTAAAACTGTGCAAATAGTTCCCAATAATTAGGACCATCATAACCGTCTTTACATTCTAAAATTTCTTCTTTAGTTGTTGTGGTAACATCACCTACAACTGTATTTGTAATCACAACTTTAATCATACAAGGATTATCATTCAACCACTTTGATTTTTCACCTGCGGTAGCAATACTAGCAACAACTAGTAATGATATTAATACTATTGTATAAAAATGAAATGATTTCATTATTGAATATACCATCTTCCGTCAGGTGTTTGACACGCAACACCAAACTCATTTTCTCTTTGTATAGAATACATCGGCCAACTTCTCTCAATACTTATAACTGATTCATAATCACTACATTTAACACCCTTAACTAGGTAAGTTCTATTAACTGTTATTGATCCCCAATTACCGGTAGTTTGACTTCCCCATGATACATGGGATCTTTTACCTGGTGATGTATTTAAAGTATCTACAAATACTGCCTTGTGTATATTCATATCGTCATTATAAAACATACTGGCACCGAACCATGCACCGACTACTGTACAAGCGGCCGTCAATGCGACACCTGTATTTAACATAGAATGACAAGTACCGTAACCTGCCGTAGCACCGACAACACTACTCATATGAGATTTGGTTTTAGTGCTACAGTTAGTTAATGATAATAACAGTAAGATTAGTAAAATTTTCTTCATTGAAACATAGGTCCTAGTATGATTGATAATAACATAATTGGCACTACGATTGATAGCGGCCAAAACTCCCAGAAGTCTTTCCAAGTAAAGTCTTGTTCTTTCTTCTGTTTCTTAATACTTTTTCTAATCTCTTTCATTAGATTATGAATAGGTTCGCCTTTTTGAAAGTTAGGAAACCCCATATCGTTTAACATACCAACTTGATTGTAAACTGCTTGTAATGTTTTCTTCTTTACTTCAATGTTTATTGTGTTCATTATCTGCCTATGTCTTTGATATTGTTAGATGATATGACTTGATAACCGCCCTTATTATATGCAGGAGCGATTGTAAACTTCTTAGACTCTTGTAGTCGCCAGTTGTCTGATTGTATAGTAGATGAACCTTGAAGTGTGGTGCCCCTTGTACGATTCGAACATACCACCTGCTGATTACAAATCAGCTGCTCTACCGAATGAGCTAAAGGGGCAGATTTTTTGTATTGACGTTTCATCTTACCTTTAGAATCAAACTTGAAACCTAAAGTCTTTAGAAATTTAATGTGATCTATTAGTGCTGAGAGATAACTCTTGGTAGGTTTCTTTCTTTGTAACCTACGAATGGCGCCACTTGAATTTTTAGTATATATCATTGAAGTCATTATAGTATTATAACATAAATTTGTAGTAAAGTCAAGGCTATGAACATTCTTTATTCTTGTAATCATCATCTTGAAGTGAACATTTATACTGTTTATCTAGTTCTAGTCTTAGTTGTGCTGATATACTATCTAATATATTTGGCATATTCTGTAATAATACAGTTGTCATTTCAATTGAAAGTTTGTGCATTATAGAAGCCAACTCATTACCTAATACTTCAGCATGATCCATATTATTACCTTGTACTTTTTGTGTAATGATATGACCAATAATCGTTGTTGTTTTTTCATCTGCTTCAGCAGTTTTAAATACAAATGATAACATAATCAAAGTAAGTAAAACTATACCTAAAGCAGTAGAGTATTTTTTAAAGATGTCTTTCATTATTGTTTTCTATTTTCTACTTCTTTTCTTTTTTCGGCAGCTTCTCTCTCTGCAATCATTCTATTCATTGCACTAAAAGGTGTGACACTCGAATATTCTCTAATAAGATTAGAAAATTGTTTTAGATTAATCTTGATATTTCTAAAAACGTGAGGGTTTTTTTGTTTCATTTCTTTTAAATCTACGAGATATTTGACTTTTTCGTCATTAGATTTTAGTTTCTTAAACTGATCGTGCATAATTTCTTTAGTCATTTCCATAATGTATCCTTTTGTTATTATTAAGTGTATATCCTATCATACTTTTAACGTAAAGTCAAGCACTAATTTA